TAAATAGCGTTAGGTTGCAACATGGTGGGCAGGATGAACTGACCCAACAAACCCTTTCAGCAGCTAAATTGCCATTTGGGGATGGCAGTTGGGTTATTGGAAGGCGAGCAAGTCGAGTGGCAGTTTGTGCAGCTGTCGCATCGGCTTTAGCAACTTATTTTGCGACACAACCAGAAACGGAAATTGATATTCAAGTCGGATAATTAGGAAATATGGTATATTATGTGCTAATGGGATTATTCGATAGATTCATAACAAATCAGACACCAACAATCCAAACCGATGTTGCTGCCGCTAACACGCCATTTAATTTACAACAAGCATTTGGCGGATTGTTCTTAGGAGCACAAAGTGCAACAAGAGAACAAGCAATGTCAGTTCCATCTGTTGCAAGAGCAAGAAACATTATCTGCTCAACAATTGGATCGCTACCTTTAGAAACTTACAATCATTTTACAAAAGAGCATTTAGATCCAAATAGAGTAATTATGCAACCAGATCCAAGAATTGCTGGTTCTGCAATTTATGCATGGATCGCTGAGGATTTATTATTTCATGGTGTTGCTTATGGTCAGGTTTTAGATTCTTATGCTGCATCAGATAATAGTCGAATTCGTGCATGGACAAGAGTTGCGCCAAATCGAATTACATATAACACAAACGCTGCTCAAACTGAAATTACAGAATACTTAATTGATGGAATGCATATTCCTGCAACTGGTGTTGGATCAATTATTGTATTTAGTGGATTAGATGAAGGCGTATTAAATCGAGCAGGTAGAACTATTAGAGCTGCACAGGAATTGGAAAAGGCTGCTGAACTTTATGCAAAAGAGCCAGTTCCAACAATGGTGTTAAAATCAAATGGCACAAACCTTACTCCAGAGCGAATTACAAAACTTTTGGAATCATGGAAAGTTGCAAGATCAACTAGAGCAACTGCATTCTTAAATGCTGATGTTGAATTAACTGCACTTGGATTTGATCCTGCCAAACTTCAATTAAATGAGGCTAGACAATATCTAGCAACTGAATGTGCAAGAGCTGTGGGAATTCCAGCATCATTCTTATCTGCTGAAACTACCAGCATGACATATAGCACGACTGTTATGGAACGCAAAGCCCTTATCGACTTCAGTTTGAGAAATATCATAACTCCGATAGAGCAAAGATTATCTGCTGCTGATTTCGTTCCTAATGGCGTTGAAGTTCGTTTTGATATTGATGATTTCTTGAGAGGTTCTGCTTTAGAGCGTGCTCAAGTTTATGAAATCCTAAACCGCATCGGCGCAATGAGTGTCGAACAAATCCAAGAGGAGGAGGACTTAATCCGATGAAGATTAACTTCCCAATTACCATAACCGCAGCCGATACAAACAAGCGCACAATCTCAGGAAAGATCGTTGCGTGGAATGAGGCTGGAAACACCTCAGCCGGCAGAACTGTATTTGCTAAAGACAGCATTGATTTTTCAAAGCCTGTCAAATTACTTTTAGAGCATGACAAAACAAGACCTTTAGGAAAGTTAATTGACATAACAGCAAATGATCAAGGTCTTGAAGGAACATTCAAATTGGCTAAGACTTTTGCAGCTGATGATGCCCTTGAGGAAGCAGCCACAGGATTGCGTGATGGATTTTCCGTTGGCGTAATGGTTGATGCTTGGGATAACAAAGATGGAGCAATGGTTATCTCTCAAAGTTCTTTACATGAAGTCAGTTTGGTATCTGACCCAGCAATTGCTTCAGCAAAAGTTGAAAGAGTAGTTGCAACAAATACACCAGAGAATTCCGAAGCAACCGCTGAGGATACAACAACACAGGAGGACAAAGTGTCTGATACAACATCAGAGGCTCCTATCGCAACCGAAGCGGTAGAAGCTGCAAAAACTGAGCCTGTGGCAATCCAAGCAGCTCAACCAGTTGCTTACACAAAGCCACGCTCACCAATCAATTCAAAGGCAACATACCTAGAGCACTCAGTTCGTGCAGCACTAGGAAATGATGATTCAAAGATGTATGTTCGTGCAGCAGATGACACAACAGGCAACAACGCTGGATTAGTTCCAACTCGTCAATTGACAGAGATCATCAACCCACTTTCAAACGCAGATCGCCCAGCAGTAGATTCTATTTCTCGTGGCGTTCTACCAGATGCAGGAATGACTTTTGAAATTCCTAAAATCACAGCTGTTCCATTAGTTCAAGTTGAAACTGAGGCTGATGCAATTGTTGAGCAAGGTTTAACCAACTCTTTCCTAAGCGTTGATGTTAAGAAATATGCTGGCGGACAGACATTCTCAGTAGAATTGTTAGATCGTTCATCACCAGCATTTTTTGATGAGTTAGTAAAGCAAATGGAATACGCATACGCTTTAGCAACTGACAATGCAGTTCTAAATGGTCTTGCAACAGGTGGAACAGATGGCGGAAACCGCACAATGTCTGCTGACAACTTGCTTGATTTCGTATCTGATGCTGGTGTTTCAATTTACACAAACACCCTAGGCGTTGCACAAAACATCTTGGTTTCACCACAGCAATGGGGTGCAATTCAAAACCTTGCAGACACAGGTCGCCCTATCTACCAAAATTTGATTGGCAACTTCAATCAAGCTGGTGATCTTGCTTCAAACAGACTGCTTGGAAACCTACTTGGTCTAAACTTCCGAGTTGATCGTGCTCTATCTGGAACTGGCGATAACACAATCATGATTGTTAATCCAGATTCATACACATGGTACGAGAGCCCAAGAGTTCGTCTGCAAACCAATGTTGCCCTAAATGGTCAAATTGAGGTTTCTTACTACGGCTATGGCGCACTTGCAACAAAGGTTGGCGCTGGCGCTTACCGATGGATGGTTGCTTAATTAACTAAGCAAACTTAATGCCTAGGGTTGCTCCCGATCCTAGGCAGCTAATAATGGGAGAACAAAAGGAGATGACATGCCAACCATAATTACAGCTTCAGAGTTGAGATCTGTGCTTGGTGTGTCATCATCCTTGTATTCAGACAGTTATCTAAACCAAATTATTGACACCGCAGAAACAGTTATTTTGCCAATGCTAGTTTCTTTCAAAAGCCCAATTCAAAAAGTGTCGCTGACTGATAATGTCGCCACTTTCACTACACTAGGAATTCATGAATTTACCGAAGGACAATCAGTTGTCATCACAGGATGCGGAACACCTTACAACGGAACAAGAGTTGTGCTGGCAGATAATCTTGGACAATATACCTTTTCACAATCGATCACTAATGCCAATTTACTCGAAACTAATGTCATCCCATCCGGAGTTGCTACCTTATCTGGCGGATCAACTTATGTTGGAAATGCAGCTGTTCAATCAGCCGTCTATACAGTTTCAGTCGAAGTTTTCCAAGCAAGACTTGCCGGTGGAGGACAAATCGAAGGAGTAGATTTCACAGCTACACCTTTCAGAATGGGTCGATCATTATTTAATAAATGCGTTGGTTTGCTTGGTTCATACATTGACACAGATAGCATGGCTCAATAAATGCCAAGCACAATTCTTTCAGATGTTAGAACACCACTTGCAACCGCTTTAGCAGGAGTTGCGGGAAATGTTTATTCATTTGTGCCTGAAACAGTAATTCCACCAGCTGTGGTTGTTGTTCCGGATTCACCTTACTTAGAATTAGAAACAATTAACAAAAGCACAATTCATACAAAAATTAACTTTACTATTTCAGTTGCAGTTGCATATAACAGCAACCCTGCATCCCTCGATAATATCGAGCAATTGATTATGAGTGTTCTGGCAGTTATCCCAACAGGATATGTTGTCAGCTCGGTTGAAAGACCGACAGTTTCACAAGTTGGTGCGGCAACGCTGCTAATCGCAGATGTTCGAGTATCTACCTATTACACACAAACAGCATAAGGAGAAATCATGGCAACAGTCGTAATTACCGGTCGTGATGTTGGTTTATCTTTCACAGGTGGAACAGATATTCAAGCACAAGCGACAAACGCAGTTCTAACAAAGGTTAATGAGCGTCAGGTTTATCAGACCCTTGATGGCGAGGCTTACAAAACCACAAACATTTCAGGAACATTCCAATTAGACATGCTTGCTGATTGGGGCAAGGCAAACTCAGTTTGTGAGGCTCTATGGGCTGCTGCTGAATCAGCACCTGACACAGATATCAGCATGACTCTTACAGCTGCATCAGGAGCGCAATTTGTGTTCCCAGTAAAGCCAGAGTTTCCAACAGCCGGCGGATCAGGAGTGGATGCACAAACTGTTTCATTCACTTTCACAGTTTCAAAGGGCGCAGTAGTAGAAACATTTAGTTAAAATCTAACAACGGGAGCAAAATGAAACTACCAATCACAATTGAATACAACTCAGGCGAGCAAGCCACTTATGTAGCCCAACCGCCTGAGTGGGCAAAATGGGAAAAACAAACTGGGAATACCATAAGCCAAGTAAATGAAAAACTTGGAATCTGGGATCTTATGTTTTTGGCATATAACGCTTTTAAGCGTGAATCTGCCGGAAAGCCAGTAAAACCATTTGAGGCTTGGATGGAAACCATTAGCGATGTAATTGTCGGTGATGCAAACCCAAAAGCCACCCAGCAGGAAGCCTAAACAGATTATTGGTTGAGTTGGCAATAGCCACACAAATACCAATGAGTGAATGGGTTGATGCAGAGGATATTTTAACAGCGATCGAAGTATTGGAGGCGAGGTATGGCAAATGAAACTATCGCCTACAACAAAAAAGATTTGCGTGATATTTACAAAGCCTTCAAACTTATGGATGATCAGGCTACTGAGGAAGCAAGAGCGCAATCTGCTGCTTTGGCGTATTTTGCATCAGAGGAAATTAAGCAAGCTGCTGGACAAAGAACAAAGGCTGGCAAAGTTGCGCAAAGAGTCGCAGATGGCGTTAGCATCTCTAAATCGAGCAAGATCGGTGAGTTCAGCTACGGCTTTGCAAGACAAAAGTTTTCAGGTGGTGCTACTACGCAAACCCTATGGGGTGGCATTGAGTTTGGTTCAAATAAATTCAAACAGTTTCCCAGTTATTCTGGGAGGCAAGGTCGTGGATCTCGAGGATGGTTCATATATCCAACCCTTCGCAGAATTCAGCCTGAATTGATTAACAAGTGGGAACAAAGTTTTGATCGAATTATTAAGGAATGGGTCTAATGGCAACCGGTAATAGAACGCTTAAGTTATCGATCCTTGCTGATGTCGATGATCTAAAAAAGAAACTTGGCGAAGCTGACAAAGCGGTCGAGGATAATTCAAATAGAATTTCAGAGTTTGGAAAAAAGGCTGCTGCTGCATTTGCCGTAGCTGCTGCTGCTGCCGTTGCCTATGGCACTAAATTAGCCATTGATGGGGTCAAGGCTGCGATAGAGGATGAACAGGCACAGTTAAGGTTAGCCAATGCTTTAAGAGAGGCTACAGGGGCTACTGATGGTCAAATAAAGGCTACTGAGGACATGATCCTTCAAACTTCTTTAGCCACAGGCGTTGCTGATGATCAATTACGCCCAGCCTTTCAAAGACTTGCTGTTTCAACTAAAGACACAACAAAGGCTCAAGAATTATTAAACCTTGCTTTAGATATTTCAAAAGGTCGAGGAATAGAACTTGAAACAGTTGCAAATGCATTAGGTCGTGCTCAGGATGGGAATACCACAGCTCTAGGCAGATTGGGTCTTGGATTATCAAAGGCTGAATTATCAACTCTTTCATTTACCGAAGTTCAAGCAAAGTTATCTGATCTTTATGGTGGCGCAGCAGCTGATAATGCTGAAACATTCCAAGGTAAGATTGATAGATTAAAAGTAGGATTTGATGAGGCTAAAGAATCATTAGGCGTTGCTTTATTGCCACAGGTTGAGCGATTTATCGGATTCTTAAATGATACTGGAATTCCTACTCTCAATGCTTTCATTGCAGGATTAACAGGTGATAAAGGATTAAGTGCATCATTAAATGAAACTCAGAGAAGTGCTGAGAGTTTTGGAAAAGGCATTTCAGTAGTTGCTGGCATCATCTCAGGATTTATTACATTTGTTAGAGAAGCAATCGGCTTGGTTGTATCACTTGCGAATGAGTTGATTAAAGTTGCCAACATTGTTCCGGGTGTAAATATCGGGTCAATTCCTAATCCAGCACCATCGGCTCAATTATCATCGTTGCCATCAGTTTCTTCAAACACTAGAGAATCTCGAAGCACAACAGTCAATAACATTACAGTTCAATCAGTTGATTCTGAAGGTGCTGCTAGAGCTGTTGCCAAGGTCTTAAATGAGAGTGCATCAAGATCAGTTCCACAGCTTTACAACAGCGGGATTACTAGGGCTCGATAATGACAGTTTGGACACCAGACTGGAAACTGACTGTTGCAGGAACTGATTACACAGACATTGCAATTGCTGACATAACTCATCAATCAGGTCGAAGCGATATTTACTCTCAGCCTAACCCATCTTATTTACAAATTGCTTTAGTTGCTTTATCTGGTCAAACCTTGCCTTTTGCCATCAATGACAGTTTGAGTTTGCAGGTCAAGAACAGTTCTGGATCTTATGTTAATTTGTTTGGTGGAGATATAACTGACATTACTGTTGAAGTTGGCGCAACTGGGTCAGTAGCAACTGTGGTTAATTACACCATTCTAGCAATGGGATCTTTAGTCAAACTTGCCAAAGAAATCTACAACGGCACAATTTCACAGGATGAGGATGGCAACCAGATTTATGATTTGCTTTCAAGTGTTTTGCTTGCCTCTTGGAATGATGTTGCAGCAGCTACAACTTGGGCAACTTACAATGCAACTGAAACTTGGGCAACCGCTGGAAATCAAGGTTTAGGCGAGATTGATCAACCTGGTCTTTACACAATGGAAAATAGAGCTGCTGAACCCGATACAATTTACAACATTGCAAGTTTTATTGCTGACAGCGCATTTGGTTATTTATATGAATCATCTAATGGAGATATTGGCTACGCTGATGCCGACCACAGACAGACTTATTTAGCAGCAAATGGTTATGTCGATCTAGATGCTAACCATGCTTTAGGTCAAGGATTATCGACAATTACCAGATCAGCCGATATTCGCAATGATATTTATATCAATTACGGCAATAACTTCGGATCTCAAAAAACTGCCTCAAGTGCATCATCAATTGCTTTATATGGCTACAAGGCTGAAACCATAAATTCAGTTTTACATTCAGCAACCGATGCTCAAGCTGTGGCAGATCGATACATAGCCCAGCGAGCCTTTCCATTGGCAGCTCTACAATCCATTACTTTTCCAATCACTAACCCTGAAATTGATGACAGCGATAGAGATAACCTTTTGAGCGTTTTTATGGGTCAGCCTTTGAACATTCAAAACCTTCCGACACAAATCTCAGCCGGTGAATTTGAGGGATATGTTGAAGGTTGGTCTTGGAGCACTCGCTTTAATGAATTATTCCTGACAATCAATCTTTCGCCTGTGGCGTTTAGTCAGGTGGCAATGCGCTGGAACACAGTTCCAATTGGTGAGGCTTGGAACACTTTAAACAATACTTTGACATGGGAATACGCTACAATCGTAGCCTGATAATAGGAGAAAAATGGCAACCACTACAAATTACGGCTGGACAACCCCGGATGATACTGGGCTGGTCAAGGATGGCGCATCAGCTATTCGATCACTTGGAACTTCGGTTGATACAACAACAAAAAACTTAAACCCATCAACCACACTTGGCGATATTGAATATCGTTCATCTACCGCAAATACAAACACAAGACTTGGAATTGGATCATCTGGACAAGCATTAACAGTTGTTGCAGGTGCTCCAGCATGGGCTGCTTCACCAACTTCAGTTTTAACAACAACTGGAGATTTGCTTTACGCATCAGGCGCAAATACTTTAGCCCGTAGAGCAATTGGTTCAACTGGAGATATTTTAACTGTTTCAGGTGGTTTGCCAACTTGGGCAACTCCATCGGCTGCAAGTTCAAATTATGTTTTATTAAATTCAGGTGGAACGGCTTTAACTGGGGCTGCAACTATTACTGTTTCAGGAATTTCTGGCAAAGATAGTATTTTGGTTTATGTAGATGGTGCATCAGCAGATAGCAGTAATACTATTGATATTAGATTTAATTCTGATAGTGGAAGCAATTATACTTCAACATATATTGGATATAGTGCAACTTCTGCATATTCTTTAAGTCAAACAACAGATGTTGTCAAATTTGGACAAATGGGAAACACCGCAGCACAAACTGTCAGTGGTTATGTTTTGATGTGGGGATGTAATTCTAGTGGATTAAAAGTAGGAGTTAAGGCAACTCATGGAACAGGATCAACCACAAACAATAGTTTAAGTGGAATTCAAACATGGAATAATTCTTCAACTGTATCAAGCGTTTCTGTTGTTCAAGTTGGTTCTAACAATTTTGACGCTGGTCGAGTTTATGTTTATACAACCGCATAAGGAGAAAAAATGAAAATAATTGAAAGAATTTACAATGTTGAAACTGGAGAAACAATAGATTATGAGCGGGATGAAACTGTTGCTGAAAAAAAGATTCGAGAAACAAAAGAAAAAGAATTAACAAAAATAAAAGCCGAAATTGAAACAAAAGCAGCAGCACGCCAAGCCATTGCTGATCGACTTGGTTTGACTGCTGATGAACTTGCAGTTTTGCTTGGCTAATGAAACCTTGGTTATCAAAATCTGCTGTTCAATTTAGAGAGCAAGTAGATGATTCCTTCCCAGAGCGTTTGCGTAAATCTGATGGGTGGATTGGTGATGCTAGACATAGCACACGAAAATCTGACCATAACCCAGATGCAACAGGATGCGTGCGAGCAATTGATATTGACGCTCGGCTTTCTGACGACAAAGGGCTTTCAACATACTTGGCAGATCAAATTCGACAATATGGGAAAACCTCTAAGCGCATCAGTTATGTAATTCATCACGGCAAAATTGCTTCGTCATTGTTGGGATGGCGTTGGCGTAAATACAAAGGCATTAACCAACATAATCACCATATTCACATCAGTTTCAAATCAGATCAAGATAACAATTCAGATTTCTTTAACATCCCACTACTAGGAGGCAACGCATGAAACTAACCAACAAACATAAGGCTGCAATCAAGTCATATTTGAGAGCTGTGGCTGCATCAGGAATTACTGTTCTTTTGGCTATTGTTGCCGACATTAGACCAGAACTAGCCATTCTTGCCGGTGCATTAGTTGCACCAATTGCTAAGGCAATAGATCCAAAATCAGGGAGCGAAGTTGATTATGGACTTAATGCGAAATGAGCCCAAACGAATTAGTCGCCTTTGGCGTTGGCGTATGCGCAATCGCAACCAGTTTATTGGTGGGTCTGCGCTGGGTTATTAAATCTTACCTTTCAGAACTTAAGCCAAACTCAGGTCATCAATCAAGGATCAAATCCAAGACTTGAACAGCGTGTCGATGACCTGTTTGTTTTAATCAGTAAGCGATAATTTTATTTATGGCGAACACACGAAAAACCAATAAACGGAAAAAGATCAATCGTCGAGTCGTTCGCCAATCTCCTGAGCCGTTATCTAAATTAGATCAGCACTATACGGCTTTACATGAATGCTATAAAGCAGCTAGAAAAGCAGGATTTACACCTGAGCACGCATTCTGGCTAATGACAGAACATAAGACTTTTCCTGATTGGATTGTGGGCGATGGTGGGATCATCCCATCTATAGATCCAACTGACGATGAGGATGACGATTAAGCGATACTTAGTAATAAGTGATTTGCAAATTCCATACCACCATGAAGCAGCCGTCAAAAATGTCATCAAGCTGGCAAGGCGTGAGAAGTTTGATAGCGTTTTATGCGTTGGCGATGAGATTGACTTTCAAACCATTTCTCGATGGGCTGAGAAAACACCTTTGGCTTATCAGCAAACCCTTGACGCTGACCGCAAAGCAACTCAAGACATTCTTTGGGCATTAACTGAAAATGCCAAGGAAGCCCACATTGTTAGATCAAATCACACAGATCGGCTTTACAACACACTTTTGAAAGTGCCGGGGCTAATTAGCCTTCCAGAGCTGCAATACGCCAAGTTCATGGATTTCGATAGTTTAGGCATTACATTCCACAAAACCTTTTATGAGTTTGAAAAGGGCTGGATCTTGGCTCATGGCGATGAAGGTAATTCAAATCCTAACGCCGGAATGACCGCGTTGAATTTAGCCCGAAAAACGGGAAAAAGTTGCGTTATTGGGCATACGCATCGCTTGGGCATGAGTGCCTATTCTGAGGGCATAGGAGGTCATTACAGACCTTTATATGGCATTGAGGTAGGAAACCTTATGAATAAGGCAAAAGCCTCTTATACGCGAACTGTAGCCAATTGGCAGATGGGTATCGCTATCCTCGAATGGAACGGCAAAAACATGACTCCTACGCTCATTCCGATCAATAAGGATGGCTCATTCACAGCTCTTGGAAGGTCGTATGGGGCTTGAAACCGACTATAGGGATCGTACGATTGATGATCACATCGATGAACTTGAGGAGATTGGCGTTATCTAATCGTTATAGAACACGCCGTAGATCAGGTAGATAAATAACTTGATTTAGGTCAAACTTTATGCATTCACAGAGATACTGTGGATATGTAAGGGAGCGACATTATGACCGATCTACAAGCTGCGTGGATATTTTTCACAGCAGCATTTGCAATTATGTTTTATTTCTCCTCACT